ATTCGCTAGAATACAAAGGAATTTCAGACATTTCATTGAGAACGATTTTTCAAAGTATGAATCTAGCCAACGTGACATCGTTTTAAGAATTGAATATTTTGTTCTTTCGATGTTCTTGTCTCTCATAGATCCTGCATTTGATGAGGAAGAATTTCTGATTCTTTTCACATTGAAAACCAGGAAACATGGCAAGACTCCGAATGGGCTCAAGTTCGATTTTTGGTGGTGTCGTGGGTCAGGTGATATGGATACTGGGCTTGGTAATGGTATTTTGAACTATGTTACCAGCAAATACTATCTAATAATGAATACCTGCAAATTAGCAGGAAAGTGTAAGATGGACGGAATATGCTGCCAACACGACATGGTGTTGAAAGGAGATGATTCCGTGCTAGGGACAAATGAGACTAAAGAATTCATAAACTATTATGAGAATTTTGGCTTTGATGCTAAAATAATCAGACGTAGTGAGTGGTGGCAAGTTGAGTTTTGTTCAGGACACTATATTCGTAATGGTGATAGTTTTTTGTATGTCCAGAAGTTAGATAAGATGTTGGCTTCTCTACAAACGGTGATTAACCCAGACTTTGTCAGACATGTCTCAGACTATTACTATAGTTTGGGAGTCATGTACAGCAAGGTTTATGCTAATGTACCTGTTTTTGAGGATCTGGCAAAGTATCTAATGACTGCTAATGGGAGGTTCAACGACTTTGCAGTTGATTCTTATACATTAGCAGAATCCATGGAACAAGGCTATATATCGAACTTCAAAGGAGACAAAACTGATGCTCTGCTAGATATTAGCATGGGCACTGGTTTATCCCTTGTTGAACTTGACCTACTTGTGAGAAAGTTCAGAACGGAGAAAATAGTCTTACCGGAATGGTGTTGCGAGCCAATGAAATCGAAGAGGGGAGTTAAAATTGATGACGCTGACATTACATTGTTGAAAGGCATCAAATTGGAACTCCCTGATATCTACAATGATGTGTACGACTACTACTTAGCTGGCCTAGGTGGTAATCATTGTAAGATCGGCGGTTGAACGCACATGAGAGTTTCCAAGTCTGGCCCTAATCAGACTTGATTTCCTACATCTCTGGAAAAGACAATGG